TGTCCTTCTTTTACATAATGTAATGGGTCTTTAGCTAAGTTTTTAACAGCTAATTCCATTGCTTCATCTAAAGATAATTCTTTATTGTAGTTAATTTCTAATTGAACACCACTTAATACTTCTTGAGCATTAACATTATTAATATTCTCTACTTTAGGATCGTAGTCATAATTATGGGAATCAATATTTTCTACACCATCTGATATTTTGTATGACCCAGCTAATTTGCTATCCATTTCATACTTTAATTTAGAATCAGCTTTAACTTTTTCGTCTTGTTCTTTAGAATTATATTTAACTTTATCTTCATTATTTACAATAGGCTCTAATGTACCACCTTCTGCTAAGAAATTTTCAAATTTAGTCCAGAATGGGTCTTTAGCACTTGCCTCAATAGTATTAATTGGTTTTAAAGTTACTATTTGACCTAATTCTTCATTAATTAGTTCTTTATCTTTTTTAGAACTAAATTCTTTTGAAAGTTGTTTGAATAATTGATTTGGTGTTTGTTTCATAATGTTATTTATCTAGTAATATTTCAATATCTTTTATATAGTCTCCTATTATGTCTGTAGGTTTTATTACAGCAAAAGTATTAGGTTGTTCTCTGTAAGCTTTTATAGTTTCTATTTTTGCTAAACGTAATAATTTTTTTACTACATCTAATCTATTTTCTAAAACATCAAAAGCTTCAATACGTTCTTTTTGGTATTGTGCTGCTTTAGATTCTTGTTCATTAATACTTCGGTTATACATATTAATAAAGTTTTTTAACTATCATTCCTGCTCCCTTTTGTACATAAGTACCATCTTTATTTTTAGGAACTAATTTATATTTAAATTGTTTTGTATAAGCGCTATTAGTGACTCCATCAGGACCTGCTTTGGGGCCAGGACCTAAATCTGCTCCATCACCTAATTTACCCTCACCCATTGTATAACCTAAAGAACTTACCATACCCGATGGCATTTTCATTTTATATTTAGATTTTTTATTTTTTTTCTTTTTACCTGGTTGTAATTTTTTTCTTACAAAAGCATATGGTGTATTATAAGCACCTGCGGCACCAGAGGTTGAAATTTCATCTACATCTTCTTCTCTGATTGCTTTTTTATAATCGGAAGGGTAATTATTTCTAACATGAGTACGAATTACATTTCTTAATTGTTTTGCCTGTTCGTATATGTCTAAGAATTTTTTATCATCTTTAGCTTTTTGATATACACCTTTTGCTGTAGATGCTAATTCCATAGAATCTTCAACTAGCTTAGATAAATTAGGAACATAATCAATAGACCAGGATATAGCACCAGTTTCGGGATCTTTATCTGTAACTACAGATTTTACACCTCCAGTAACCTTAGTATCACCTACCTCTATTTCTTTAAGTTTATATTTGTACGCCATTTGCTATTTGTATTTCGTTTACTAATTGGTAATAACGTAACAAATCAACTAAATTATTATCTCCAACTTTATCTGTTTTCTTTAATTCAGTTAAAAATTTAGCTACTTCAGTAATTTTAACTTTTGTAGCTTTATCTTTAATATTTTTTGTTTCTTTAACTAAAATACTTTTTAATTCATTAATTTTAACATTGTAGAAATTTCTTAAATCTGGTGTTGAATCTACTGAATTAATGTATTCTTTAAGTACTTGTTTTTGATCATTAGTTAATATGTCGTACTTATTATTAAACTTTTCTAATAATACCTTATAAGTAAGAGTTCTTATATCACTATCATATGTAGAAAATTCTTCAATTACTGTTTGTTTTGAATCTTGAGTAACTTCCTTTTTAGTTAAATGTTCTAATAAAGTTACTTTATTATCTACTAATTGTGTTGGGTTAGATATAGACTTTGAATTAACATTTTCTACTAAAGTGTATAAAGCCGCTAATTCTTTATAATTTGTTATTTTAGAACCAAAAAAGGATTCTAGATTATAATGTTTTTTAATTTCATTAATCAAATTATATTTTTGTTTTTTTAAAGACTTTCTATTAAACTTAGTAGAGGCCTCTAATATAGTATCAATTACTAATGTAGCCCTACCCTCAGTTACTACTTTAGATTTAAGTATAGATTCATATAATTTATACTCTTTACCTAAAGAAGTATTTACGAAATATTCTTTTAAAATATCTATAGCTGGTGAATTACCACCTTTAAGTGTGTCAGCGGTGATTTGGCGTACTAACAGTTCAAATAATATGCCTGTGTTTTTGTACTTTGAGTGTTTAATTTTCATCAAGAATATATTTATTTATAAATATGTGGAGTATTTTACTTCTTTAATTGTTTTTCATCTAATAATGAAGAATCGTCTTTATCCTCTTCAAATATTAATACCTTTTTATCTAAATCCTTAAACATATTTAAATTTTTCATATATGAAGACCGAGCACTTTCTAAAGCTAATGGACTTCCTCCTTTGAATTTATTTTTAATACTATTAGAATCATTTTTATCTGTATCTTTCATACGTTTAACTCCTAATCTATCTTTCCCAAAATTATCACCTTGTGTATTACGTTTTACATTAGTATCTTTTGGTCTACCTAATTTAGGATCATCAGCTGCATATTCTTCTGGTTTTGGTACTGCTCCTGGGTTAGTGTACATTCTACCACTTCCATATAATGAGGCTAAATCATGAGGTGTACCATATGATTTACCAGTTTCAACAGGATCATTTCCTTCTGCTTCTATTTGTGCCATTCTAAACTTACGTTTAGCATCTTCTCTAGATAAATCTCTATATTCATCATATTGGTCTTCGCTAAAATGGTAAACATGATCATAAATCCAATCAGAGGGTACTAAACCTTGTTCTAATAAAGTACCAGCTAATTCGGTTTTAGATTTAAGTAATTCAATTTTTTCTTGTTCTAAGATAATAGAAGGACTAGACATTTCTAAAGTAAAATTAGTTAATGTTTCATCAGTATATCCTTGGGTATATAAATGAACTAATGCAATTTTATTTAATTCAGAAACTAATATTCTTTGTATTCTTTCAATTGTGCGTGCAAATCTAATATCTTGTTGTGCTAGTGTAGCTTTACCTTCAACTCCTTCTTCGTATCCTAAGAAAGCTTTTGGAATTTTAAGTGCGGCAAATAATTTACCTCTTAAATATTCAACATCGGCAATCCCATCATATTGTAATCCTGGTGTGGTTTCTATTTTAGTTGTTTGGTCATTACCACGAACAGGGATATAAAAATCTTCCAACATATTTTGCATGTTGTATTTAAGGTTGTATTCTCCTGTTTTATTATCTTGGAAAGGTGTACGTTTTAAATTACCAATTGTTTTTTGCATAAATGCATCTATTTCATTTGGTGGGATAGAACCAACATTCATATAAAATATACGTTTTTCTGGGGCACGAGCAATTCTATGAATTAACATTGCATCTTCCATTAAAACATATTGTTTATATAATTTACGAGCGGGTTCAATATAAGCCCTACCATAAGGTAAATAATTAACATCTGAAAGAAGTCTAAAGTGAGCCATTTCATAATTGTCAAAGAAAATACCTTGTTCATCGTTTAAATTCCCAGCGGTTGAACCTGGTACAGGATACATACCTGAACTTAGATTATCCATTCCATCAGGAGCGTATCTAAACCTAATAGCAGAAGGATTCTGTGGGTTATAACCTTCTTGTCTTTCTATGTGATAAGCAGTATAAGGAATTACATTGTAAACCCCATACTTTTCAGCAATTTCTAATTTTAAGAAAAAATCACCATATTTACACATTTGTCTAACCCACATCCATAAGTTAAACTCAACATTTAATACATCGTAAAATAGGTTATACAACAATTTCTGGATATCTTCATTAGCACTTCTAATTTGAAGTACTTCACCCATATCATTTTTTAAAGTTGATTCATCTGCTAAGACATCAAGAGCAGATGCTATAATAGCATCATTATCCATTAAATCATATTCAGAATATAATTGAGGTCTTAAATATTGGTAATTCATATTGAATTGAGCACCATATAAAGAAGAAGGGCTTGTAGAAAAAACCCTATTATATCTATCCATTAATGAATTAGTTTCTAATTCACCTGTAGATTGTATTTTAGCACTATCAATTACTTTTATTTGGTTTCCACCTACATTTCTTATTACTACGTCAGTAGAAAATAATCTTTTTAGTCTTGAAAATACGCTTTTATCAGCCATAGTATGTTATTATTGTTATAAATATTATTAAAGAAGCCATTTAATGTCTTCCTTACCATCGGGTGTGTTTATGTGATAGGGATTATCTGAGCCTTGTGAAAAACCATATCCACCTTGGTACGAAGTCCTATCTACAGACATATTACCTAAAGCATTTTTAGTTGCTTGTAGTCCTTGTTGTCTTAATTTTAGCGCTGTATCTCTAATATACATAGCTATACCAAAGGACATTACTAAATCATCATTATACCCACTTTGAGCTTCTGCCCTATTATTTTTCCATATAAAGGTTTTCATTTCTTCTAGCAATCTTTTTGATTGTATTGTTACTCCTTTATCACTAATATATTCCTGAAATTTACCTATTACCATAGGTCTAGTTCTAGAAGACATTGTAAAACCGGCTACCATTTTTGAATGGTCCTGGTATTTGTCAAAATACGAACTAGCATTTGGGGAATCACTCTTTTGTGAATAGTAAAGGTTAGGATATTGTCTATCTAAAGCAACTTGTATTGTTGCCCAACCTATATTAGCATTCTCTATTACTAACATTGCTTCATTATATTCAGTAGCTAAACCAACTAATAAATGCCCGTATTCTTTTGTACCTAATTGTCCTTTATATTCAGCAACTTGTACATTATTGGCTACATCAATTACATGACATGCGGAATAATCTTTTCCATCTCCACGAGCAACGTCTGCTACTACCACATAATCTCTTGTGTAATCAGGTGATTCCCAAACCCATAAGTTTTGGTCTGCTCCTCTTCTTTCCATAGGATCTTTTATATAAGTTTTTTCATAAAAGTCTATATATTCAGGATAAAATACAATATCACCAGAGGTACTAAAATCACAATCACATTCTTGTGCAGCCATTCTAGGATCACCTAATAATTCATCTTGTGTATCCCTCCATTTTTGATCTCTTTCTGGGTGGACATACCAGGGGAGTTTTATAGGTAAAAATTGATTTTCTCTATTTTCTGCTCTAACCCATGTTTGATGAAACCAATTTCCAGTACCATAAGGGGTAGATAATGCTATACAACCACCACCAGTTGCTAATGTTTGTTGTGCTGAGGCCCATATTTCTCCAATATTATCAATAAAAGCTGCCTCATCAATTAGTAGTAAAGATACTGCTTCGGATCTACCTGCATCACTTGAAGCCGATGTTGCTTTAATTTGTGATCCATTTGCTAATCGTAAAGTTAATTTATTATTTTCAGGAGCATCTATTTTAAGCCATGAAGGTAAGTTTTCATACATGAATTTTACCTTTGTTACCATGTTTTTAGCTGTTTCTTGCTTAGTTGCAATACAAAGAATATTTTTATCCTTATGGAATGTCATTAACCACAATGAATAACCAGCACCTAAAGTAGATATACCTAACTGTCTAGATTTTAATACTACACTATAGGGATTTTCTTGAAATAACGTTAATACTTTTTCTTGGAATGGGTATAGATTAAACTGTATACGCCCACGTTGTGGGTGCTGTATATAACAGTATTTACGCATAAAGTGTACTGGGTCTTGAGCACATTTTAAGTATTCTTGGCGTATTACTTTTTTTAAATCAGACATACTATTTTACTAAAAGTACAGCAGCTAATACTGCTACTACTCCAGCCCCTGCTGTTAATTTATTTTTAAACTTTTGTTTTTTTACTTCAAGTTTTAACTTTTCATTTAACTGTTGGGAAAGTATAAGTTGTGACCCCTTTGTATCTAATATAGAATTAAAATTATTGATTTGAAAATTAAGGTTATTAATAACACTATCTTTTAATATAATTTTATTTTTTAATAAAGAGTACTTTGTATTGATTAAACTTAATTCTTGTTTAAAACTATCTCCAGTTATTAAATCCTTAATTACTAGTCTGACTATTGGTTTTTTTAATTGAATCGAAGTACTGTCTATAACGTTCTGTGAAAAACCGTTCAAGCTCATCATCCCCAAAAGAATCAACATTATTAACTTTCTCATTTGTTTGTCTTTTTAATATAACTATTTTATTATCTTGTTTACTAATTTCTTGGTCTAATTTTGTTATTTGACCATTTAAGGTATCAATTTCCAAGGTTAATTCTTCATTTATGTTATGTAAAGAATTAATTTTATTTTCTAATGCCTCTATTTTACTATTATACTCATTGATATATTCATCTTCATTTGAAGAGTACATATTAATTAGGTAGTAAGCACCAAAAAATACTATAGCAATATATAAAAACCTTTCCTTAGATGACATTATATCTTCTTATTATCTAGAATACTTTCTAGTTCTTTTTTTAGTTTAGTTTTATCTTTTAAGATTTTAACTAATTTTTCTTTTTCTTCACCTTCAGCTTTAGAATATTTTTTAGCTAATGATTTCATCTCACGAGTTAATAGTGCCAATTCTTCTTTTGCTTTAGCTAAACCTTTAGTTTTTTTAATATCGGATTTAGTTGGTTCTGCATCTTCGTTTTCATTTAAACCCATAGAACTAGCTATATCAGAGAGCCCTCGCATAAGTCCCTTTTGAAAGTAACGAAAATCTATTTGAGAATTAAGGTATGATTTTCTTATTATTGTAAAAACTTCATCAGCAGCATTATACCCCATTTCTTCTATTTCATCTAAACCCACATTTGCATTTTCTTTTATATCGTAAGGGTTTTTATGGGGATTTACAACGGCATCATATGCTTTACCAATATCACCACCATATAAATTATCAGTGATTTTTTTGCCTAACATTTTTAACTGGTCATTATTTAGGGTATGTTTTTTTCCAAATCCTTCTAAATAGAATTGACCTATATCTTCATAGTCATAAGTAAAATCTTTCATTAATGGTGTTGCATCTTCTTCTATACCAGCTTCTTTTTTAGCTGATTCTAGATCCTTAATAGCGGCAGTTAATTCTTTAGTTTTTTCAATTTCTGCTTCAGTATCTTCAGATAATGTAGAGATAATATTTTCTCTAATATAATTTTTTAATTCAGATTTTTTCATTATAATAAGGTTTTATTATAAATATGTTAAAGATTAGTAAACTTTAATATTTGTTGGATTCGTTCCTCTGTAGATCCAGATATCTTTTCTATTTTACCTGCTTTATGACCATGTCTTTTAATAAGTGTGGTAATAGTAAAATCAATTAAATCTCTATAGTGCTCATCTGTTTCACGTACTCCATTATCTTCAATATCTATTCCATAAGGAGATATGTAAAAAATATAATCATATTCTCTAACAAATTCACTAGCATATGTTTCAAATGCTTCTTTATCCTGGTGAGGTATTGATTTTGCATTTAAAGTAAATGCCATAACATCAAGAACTGTTCTATCTGTAATAATATCTGTTTGAATTAATTCAGCACAACGTTCAGCCAAGAATATGGTTTGACCCTTTAATGTTGAATCTGTATTAAGTGGAATACCTTGCTCCATCAAGTATTTAGAACGTTCTGTTCTAAACATATAATCTTTAAATTGCCTTGTTTCTTTTAAAGCATTTACTAATGTAGTTTTACCTACACTCATTGTACCACATAAACCTATTTTCATATCTTAGTTTCTATAATCTGAAAGGTGTGCTTTCATTGATTGATTTTTATAATAAGGTAAACCTTCTCTTTGTTGTCTTGCTTCATTCCATTCCTCTTTGGTATGTTTAATACCATATAAATGATATTCTCCTAATTTTTCTTTACCTTCAGGAATTAAAGCATGTCCCTCCCAATTGTGGAGTTTATTATCCCATACATAAGCGATAGTACCATCTGCTTTTTTTAATCTTTTACTTTGTGGAAACGGTGTTTTTGTTGATTTTGCCATAATTTTTATTT